CCTTTCTAAGCCGAAGCCGAAAGACAAATACGCGACAGCCAGAGCAAAGGCCAAGCGAATTGCCAAGAAGATCGGTGCCGAAATCGAGGTGTCTAGAATAGGGCGGAACATCGACTATGACGTGTTTCCGCCAAAGGGCATTGAAGACCCCTTCGAGTACGACGGGCACATTTGTTACGACTGGAACGAAGTGCTCGACATGGTCGAGGTCTACGAGAAGATGGGGGTCGGAGTGAAAATAACCAAAGCTATGGCAAGGTCGATTGCCAAAACCATCGACAACGCAAAGGACCTCGACAGGTCTGCAATAAGAGACCTTGTAGACACAGCCACGTCAGGGGAACTCGACGCTTTCAAACTCGACATGATGACCGACTGGGTTGTCGAGGAGCACCACACGGTGCCCGGACATGATGAAGCGAGAATCGACGGGTTCTAAGAAATAATCACGTAACAAGAACCACGGCCCACGGCTTTCCTAAGTTGTTGTCCCCCTATAGTACTAAATTCCGTATTTAAAAAAAAATAAAATCTCCAGTTATTTAGCGGGATTGGTGGGACAGTGGGACACCCATAAGTAACTACATATTCTATATAGGTTTTTTGCACTTCGAGCTGTCACGGCAACCGTCCCACCGGACTATATGGGAAGGAGAGGTGGGACGGCAAAAGACAGTATAAAACAGTTATAATTGAGCGCTTTTAGTGTAAACTAACTGTAGTTTACTGCCAAAATGGAACAAGACGAGTACGAACCTAATGTCAAGTGGTGGGACAGTGGTGGGACAGCGTTGAAAGTAAAGAGAAAAGTGCCTTTTGAGGCCTGTTTTGGGACCTCAAACACGTCCGATTTGGCATGGTGTCCCGTGTTCGGAGTGGGACGGTGGTACAGCGTTGAAATTAAAGGGAAATCGAGGCTGAGATGACAAAGAAGAAACAGAAGGCGCAGGTTGCGGTAATACCGGACGATGCCGAGAAAGAAGCCCGACGAGCCGCGCGGAAGTTGACGCGACGTCAGGAGAAATTCGTGAAAGAACTGGTTTCGAACGACGGCTTAATAACGCTACGTGAAGCAGCAATCCGGGCGGGCTATCCTGTTGGTTCGGCTCACGTTCGTGCCAGCGAAATGACCAACCAACGCATGTGCCCCCATGTGGTAGCCAAGATACAAGAGTACCGCGAGGAACTCGACGAGATGTATGGAGTCGGCTACAAGAAGCATGTCCGCGATCTTCAAAAGATTCGAGACGCTGCTATGGGTGCAGGTGCTTACAGTGCGGCCGTGATGGCCGAGTACCGCAGGGGCCAGGCGCAGGGCGACATTTACGTGTCGAAAAGCGAGATTCGGACAGGCTCAATCGATTCCATGTCGCGAGAGGACGTAGAGAATGAGCTATCCCGAATTAGATCAAGCTTCGAGCCAGTTCGACCAATTATTGACGTCACTCCAGAACCAGGAAAAGTCAAAAAACAAAGTGCCAAGCGGGTCCGCAAACCGCGAGTCGGGGCTGTGGAACCTGATACGTCAGGGGATACAGAAGTCCGGGCGACGGATTGAAACGACGCGGCTCGAAAGCTGGGCGATACCGGGCGTCCCCGACGTCTTACTCTGCGCGGAGAGCGGCCGGTTTTCGTTCCTCGAACTTAAAGTCTTGCGCGACGGCGCAACGAAGCTGGCGTTATCACCTCACCAGTGTGCGTGGCTTTCTCGGCACGCCGGTGCTCCTTGCTTCGTTGTGCTTCGGGATCGCAGCCTGGCTATTAGTGTTTTTGACGGTGCCGACGCTGTTGATCTTCGCATGGATGGCTTTGCAGCCGTGGCGCCTTTGGCTGTTTTTGAAGAGCCGTACGAGTGGGAAGAGTTTCTAAAGTTGACCTGCCCGCTGTAGCTTGCTATGGGATTAACCTCACATAACACGGGAGTACTAAACGTGAACTATCGACCGATATTTATTCTGGAGGGAAATGAGCGGGGCAAAAACGGCCAGGTTTTCGAGACCGAAGCCGAGGCACTCGGAAGTGCCGGTGACAAGTTCCGCGTGTGGTCCACGCCGCTATCGTACGAGGCGGAGCCGACAAGCGAACCCGTGACTTATCGTTGGACAGCCGCCGAGGGTAGTCAATCCCTTCGGGTCAGCGAGCCCGCGTCGTGAACTGGTTCGAGGAATGGTTGGAGCGCGTTTTTGAAAAACTGGCGTTTTGGTTGGAGCAAAACAAGTGACGCGCGTTTGCCCAAGTTGCCATGGGAACGGTTACCGCACTCGACCAGAACTGAGGCAATGCGGCCGGTGCCAGTCAAGCGGCGAAGTAAACCGACCAACCACCCTTCGCGACATTCTCGACAACGCGCGCGAGGAAATTGCGGCACGATAAGCCGACCGACCTTTACGCCCGGCGCGGTAAAACGCGCCGGGTTTTTCTTTGCTTGATCGTCTAGAATAAATCCCATACCCTGGCGCGACGTTAAACCTGACAGGGGATGTAATACGATGACCGACTACATGAACGCCGCCCGCCTTTGCAATTGCGGCAGCGGTTTGGAACGTTTCGCCGCGAACGATGCGCGCGGGATATTTCTTAGTTTCGTTTGCGACGTTTGCGAACGGGACAAGTTGCAAGGGTTCCGGCCCGACGTTCTAACCGATGCGAACTATTGGACCGACGAAACCGTCGGCGGGGAGTGACAACATGTTGCGAACCGTAGAAAACAGCCGCGCGAAAAAAACCACCGGACTCGCCGTGACATACCGCGCACCGTCGGGCGATATGTTCGGAACCTGCCCCGACTCGTGCGCGTTAAAACCACGCGCGACCGGCACCAGCGAAATCGACCGGCAATATGAGCACGCCGTCCGCCGCGCCGTGCCGCGCAAGGGCGCCGCTTTCCTATTCACTCATTTTGCGCCGTCCCAATGGGCCGAGCAAAACGCGCCCGGGCTCGCGACGTTTAACTATAGCGCCGCGACGTTGGCCGAGGCCGCCCTATACACCGCGTCCGGCGTCCCGTCGGTGGCCGTTGTCCCGGCTGACTATTGGGACCGGCGCCGCAGTCAAAAGGTGACCGACGCGTCCGGCGTCAAAATGGTCAGGTGTCCCGACGAAACGAGCGGCATAGGTTGCCAACGGTGCGGCAATGGCACGCCGTTATGCGCCCGGGCTGACCGTGATTATTCAATTCTGTTTACGGCGCACGGCGCGTCCAAGCGCAAGGCGGGCGACCCCGACGACCCGGGCGGATGTTACGCGGGCGGCGGAAATGTCGCGCTACACTGGCGCGGCCTATCCGAGCGCGCCGAGACAAGCGAAACCGACGCCGAAAACGTCGGCCGGTTCGCGGCGGGCTTGCCGCCGTTTTCAATCCTACGTCATCACATCGCGGGCGATCTCGGCCGGGCTCCGGGCGCCGCATTATAAGGCCTTGCGCTGTTGGGATTTGTCCCGTACTTTGTCCGGGCGGCAATCCGCCGCGTTTACACTCGGGAGTTTTCTAATGTCCCACGAAATCTTACAAACAGAAGACGGCACTTTCGCAATGGCTTATCGCGAGGGCGACGCCCTACCTTGGCACGCGAGCGAGACCAACCCGCAAATCTTCGCACCCGGTGCCTCGGCCGAGGAAATCTTGCGGGCCGCCCGCCTTGATTATGAGGTCCAGGTGGTCCCGAATTGTTTTCCGAGCGGCGCGCCAATTGCCGACTCTTTTCATATCTCGCGGACAGACGACCCCGGCACGGTATACGGCCGGTTCGTTGCGGGCGCATGGCAACCCGTGCAAAATCGCGACGTTGTCAACTTGGCGTCCCGTATTGAGGCCGACCACGGTTTTGAAATCATTACGGCGGGCGCCCTGTTTGGCGGTTCTAAGGTCTTCGTGCAATTGGATGCGGGCCGGGAATTTACCTTGCCGGGCAATGATACCTTAGTCTCGCGCTTGCTCGCGACGTCCAGCCACACCGGCACCGAATCTAATAAATTTGTCGGGTGCAATACGCGGGTCGTCTGCAATAACACCGTGCGGGCCGCCCTCGGCGAAACCGGCGGGATTGTCGCGCACGACCACCGGGTCGAATTTGACCAAGACGCGATCATTACGGCCGTTGGCCTAAACGCCGAGCGGTTCGGCGATTTTGCCGAACTGGCCCAACTTATGGCAACCCGCGCTTTGTCCGACGCCGAGGCTTTGGAGTACTTCAAGACGGTTTTGGGCGGCCGCGAGAAAGTGGAGGACACCGGCCGGGTGCGGCCGTCGATTGCCGTGCGTAAGACAATGGCCGCGCATCGGGGGCAAACCTTCGTGCCGGTCGGCGCCGAGAACGCGGCCGAGGTTGGGCTCTACGTTGCGTCCAGGCTGGACGAGATCGCGCGGGGCGTCTCGACTGATCTACCGGCCGACGTTGTCACGGCACCGGCCGCCACGATCAACCCGGGCCACGACCTGGAAAG